TGCCTGGAAACCTTGAGCGATAGCCATAGCAGATTGAACTTTTAAAAGTTGTTTCTCTAAATCTTTCGACTCAACTCCTACCAATCCCATAGCACCCTGATAGGCTGCAAACCCTCCGGCCACTCCCGAAAGTGATGCACTTAATGCCTTAAATTTAGCATCGGGATTGAATGCCTCTGTAAGACTTTTGGCATCTCCTATTCTATCTTTAAGATATGCTGCTTTCTTTGCAGCTTCAACTGCTTCTCTTGAAGTTGCCCCAAACTTTTCAGATAAGGTAGCTACTTCCGCTTGTGCTTCACGTAATTGAGTTTTTAAAGATTTAGCAGCCTCCTCGCTTTTCTTAAAATTTTGCGTGAAGTTTTCTAACCCGCCATTGGCACGAACTACATCAACATCTATTTCAATTACTTTCTTAATAGCCATCTCTTATATTGTTTTATCGTTTCTTTAAAAGTTCTTGGATAACGATAAGCGCCTTTTGCAAATTCTATATTTTCGCTTCCGTTATAATAATCCATTGTATTCAATAATTCTACTAACTTCCCTATCATTGTGTTTGTGTTATTGTTAATGTAAATGTGTCAAGTCCGATAACAACATCTAACTCCATGCTTCTTTCTAAAATCGGGTTTGTAATTGCAGCTGTGTACTCTGAAACTTTAATTAAAAGGTAAGCACTTGTATTTCCAAAAGTATTTTCTAAATCAACCCATCCAACACCATCGCCTGTATCAACTTTAGTAACTACATAAGGACTGTTTGCAAGTATTTTTAAATCATAATTTTGCGCACCACTTGTTACAAATAATTGGTTGTATTGAATGCCATTTTCAAATGGTGAATATTGTGGTAAATAGTAGTAAGTTGCATCCGCACTTATATCAGTTGTGTCAACAGAGTACTCAATAGTATCAACTGTAATAGATATAATTGAATTTATACTTTTAAAAGGTAGTCCTATATAGTTCAATAGTTCATAATTTACCTCTCCTGTAGTAAGATTAGACCTCATTGAGTTAATGATATATGCCTTATCGCTTATTTGTATCCTATCATTTAGGTTAATATCAATCATTTTACCTATTGGTAACTGCGCTTTGTAGTTCCCTAATCGTCTTTTTGTTGAATATAAGTCTGAAATATAGTCCTGCCAATAGTTGTTGAATAGATTATTTGTTATTTCAGAGTACAAAAACGTACTTACATCAGCAGAAAAGTTTACCGATTGCGTAACCTGGTCAAAAATGCTATCATTTTCAGTCGATGTAAACCAAGTATAATCTAAATCGGGATTGCTATCAGCCTTAATTGGCAAGTCATAAAACTGATATCCGGCACGATAAAATAAATAAGGCTTTCCGATATATGGTTGCAAAGTTTTATCAATAGACTTTCCAACTTGAACGTTTGTTAATTCATCTGTTGAACGGTCCGTTAATCTTTCAAACATTAAGTTATCGAACTGTGTTTCAATCTTTAATTCTCCACCATCAATATCATAAGTAGCTGCTAAATCGCCATATCCTAAATCTAAACCGTTATTTTCTCTAAATTGTTGGTTTAGTATTTGTTCTGACTTTTGATGTTTAAATTCTAACTTTTTAAATAATTTAGGGCGTTTAATTGTAATATCTTTTGTATCTACATAAGAAGTAATATCTACTAATTTTCCTTTGCTATACCAATCGTCTAACGGTATAAAAGAAAAGCTATTGTTTGAAGTTGGCGACAAAACCAAATTAAACATTTTGATAATTGAAGTAATAAAATCTTTTACTTTAATGTTTGGTAAAACATCTGATAAATTTATTACTCCTATTGCTGTTTGAGCTGGAGGCGTTTCGTTACCGTCTGTACGAACTCCGCTTACTGTTTTACGACCTAATATAAAAACTCTAAAATTAAAATCCCCAGTAGATTGCACTGTAAAATGATTTACAAAAGTTGATAATTGAGTAGGTTCAAACCAAAAATCAGCTATCCCTACACCTTCGCCTATTGTAACTTCTTGATTGTTATTATAAATCCTTGCTTTATAAGCTATATTCTCATATCCAGTTTGAGGAAGAACCCTCATTAATATTTTAAATTTTGTTGTTTCTGTATTAGTATAAGAAATAGTGTCTAAAGTTGTATCAACTGATATTCCACTTGGCAAAGTTCCTCTGCCTGTAAAATTCAATTTTACTTCATTACTCCAAGATTTAATACTTCCAGCAACATTATGCAACCACATAAACAAATTACCAAAAGAAGCACGATTTAAAAACTCCCTATCAAATGAAATATCATACTCTGGATGGTTTTCTATTGCTTCAATAACTCGTATAACTCTAATAGCGGGTTTTAAATCGGTATATTTAATTGCTCCCGAAGTTTGAGTAATATCGTCTGTGTTTGCAGTTCCTATTTGAAAGTTTCTAATACTTGAAATTAATGGGTAATAAATATCCCCATTATTTATACTTGCGCTATACATTGCTGGGAAAACAGTTGAAGGACTATAAGAATGGTCAAAATCTGACAAGTCTAAAACTGTCAACTCATCATCACCAAAGCTATCAGATAAGTTTACTACTTTTGAAAAAAAGCGAATTGTATAACTTGTCGGTTGAGCATTTTTTAACTTCACATCTTCCAACTGAATCAGTCCATATCTAAAAGGTAAACTACCAATTTCAATCAAAGAGCTTACACGAATGTTTGGGTTAAAACTTCCATCAACATCAGAATTATAATAGTGTTGGAATATTCTATTATTTGTATCACTTGCAGGAACTGTAAAAGACTGCGAGAAATCGCTAAATGTTTTTGAAATATCGTTTATATTTTGAACGCTTGAATTTAACTCAAAGTTTTCATCTTTAAACAAATCAACCTTTATAAAATTATCGGGGTTATTTATATCTTGTATGTATAGATTTGTTCCTATCATTGTACGTTGTTGATAATGTCAAATGAATATTTAAAGTTGAAAGAATATTGTATCAACTTGTCATTTAATTGCGTTTTATAAGCTATGGATTTGCTTTCTAAATTTACCGGAAGTATCTCGCCATTTTCAATAAACCATTTCTTCTCTGACAATAGCATTTGCTTTACATTCTCATTTTCTTCTTCATTCAAATAATCAGTATTACAAATGATTGCACTTCTTCCGTTTAAATTAAAGGTGCTATATTGGTGATCCGTTGTATTGTAAATCCCAAAGTTAGAAGTCAACCCTCTGTAATCTTCGCCATCAACTTCATCTGTTATTTTGTTTACCAAAGTAAGAAAAAACGATTGTGGAAATCCGAACTTATTTATAAAAACGCAGTTGATAACCGAGTATTTACAACCATCCAAAACATCGTAAGTAATTGTGCGAGTTTCATCCTCATAAACAAACTCACAAGTTATAACATCGCCTGAATCGTAGTCTTTTAAATTTATGCTTTGAATGTACTCTGTATTCAAATCTAAATTGGCAGTAATTGTTATTGGAGTTCCATTAACCTCTAAAGAAGTCAATCCATCAGTAATAAAATACAACCTATTATCCTCATCTCTAAAATGTCTTTGATTGTTATTTGATATTAAAACCTTGCTTGATAGTTGTGGATTGAAACCCTCATTAAAATAGCCATAACCATACATTGCTAATAAAGTTCCTTCAACTTGAAAAACTTGGTCGTTATAATCAAAGCATAATGCGTTATATTTTACCCAACATGTCGCATCGGGTTGCGTTGGTTGAACTCCTGTCAAAAGATAATTATCAATGGTAGGATTTGTATTCTCTTTTATTAAATGGTTAATGTCAAATGATATTGTGCTTTGGCCTAACTGAACAACCTGCTTCGATAGTTCATAATTTGGTAGTGTTGGTATTGTATTTATGTCCGGACTATACGCAAAGAACTCCATTGTAACCGTATCAAATAAAACGTTTGGAGTTATGCGTAAAGAATAGGTGCTTCTTACTAAAGCATAAGTTAATGCTAACTCTACATTTGTATTAATTATTTCATAAGTAATACCGGCAGTTCCGCTATAACTTATATTGATATTTCCTTCGCTTAAATTATCAGGCTCAACATCACAATGAACAATATTTGCTGTTCTGCTAAAAGTAATGTAAGCGGGAACTGTAAATGTTTGTAAATAGGTTAATAGGTTTGTTGCTGAAGCGTTTACATCAACACCAATTAATATATCGTCTGAATTTACCGGTGTGGTTTTAAACACCCCACTAAAATAATTTGTTTGATATTCGCTAACCACATTAATAGAGAATAAAAAACTTACTCCATTGGTTGGGTTACTATCTAATATTACGTTAAGCCTTTTTCCCATTATTTTCTAAACTATATTTTAAAAACGTTTCAACATCTAATCCGTATGCTTCTATTACTGTATTGTCTAATCCTTTAAATCCAACTTCAAACGCATCAGTAAAAAACAAACTTGGCCTTATACCTGTGTTAAAAATTGACCTTCTAATATTGAATAACATTTGTGATCTACTTGCAAATTTTCCATTTGCTCTCGGTGCTATTCCTTTTCTAATTACCCAAGCATTAATAGCAGTTTTAAACATTCCTTTCGGAGCTGTTCCTGTTCCAAATTTATATGGACTGCTTGGCGCTTTATTACTTGACCTTGCACCCTTAACTCCCAAATCTTGAAACGTTCCATAATCTTCCATCGAGAATGAAATCTCAAAACTATTAGCACTTACTTTAAAATCGCCACTAATTGAATTCGATAAATTACCTGTTGCGTTTTTACCTTTACGCACTAAATTTGTACGTGCCTTTGAAACAACCTCATTAATAAATTGCTTCAAAGCTATTTCGGTTTCACGTTTAGGTACAGACATTGATTTCGTTGTTAGGAATTATCAACTCTAATTCAGTTCGCCACCCATCCAACAAGTTCATATCTTCAAATATGATAGGTGTTAAAGTAGGCATGTTATTTAGTTGTATTTTGTCAGCATTATTTTGAAGTCTTAACTTTGTAACCAATCTATTTAAAACAGCATGGCAGGTGTTAAGATTATCCAACTCGTTATCATTTTGCAACCATTTATCAGTTACTATCTTTTTACTTATATTTCTCAAATCCACCACAGCAACCTCAAACGTAAAAGATATAAATTGATTGTCAGCAGTTGAAGATGTAACTTGCAAATGCGCCAAAGGGAATACATTTTTTTTATTTATATCCATTCCGGACTTTAACCCATGAACAATAGTATGCACATTTACATCCTCTTGCAGTAACTCTTTTAATAGTTCAATCGTTAAATAAAATCCTCTCATTTGTTTTGCTTTTTAATCATTTCAGTTGCGCACTCTGCCTTTTCTTTTTCAAACTCCAATATTCTTAACGTTTTTGTAATTGGATATTCAAGTATTTCTTCTTCTTCTTTGTGGTTCAATTCTGCTAAAGCTCTGATGCTAACATACCATCCCCATTTTTCGTTAAATAGGCTCTCCCTTGTTTGCTCTTTTTCATAATAGACATCGAATAATCCACTGTGTAACTTCCTAATTCGTTCAGTAAATCGAAAAAAAAAGCACACGCACCCAAATAATACTCACTTGGCGCATCTTTAAATATTTCATTTGTTCCGGTATATGGAGCAATATCATAAAATGGCTCTGTCTTTTTAAACCAATTACGTTTATACTTTACAA